AGCGAAGCTGGCGTATCCGAAGATACCTTTACAGCAAAACTTAAAGAGGTTGCTAAAGAACAAGGCATAAACATAGATTCGTTGCTGAAGAAGTATGGCTCACTGGCAAATATCTTTGCCAAGGGTAAATTATCTGGCAGTTTGATAATAGATACTCTGAAAAGGCTCACAAATGTCACATCCAAAGCATCTGAGTCTACACAGGACATAACTAACAAGGTTGAATACTTCAATGATGTTGTCTCGAAAACTATTCGCGGAGATTTTGGTAATGGCGAGGAAAGAATAAAGGCGCTCACCGCAGCCAACTACGATTATGCTCAGGTACAGGCTTTGGTTAATAAAGTTTGGGAGCGTAATGGGCATAACTGGTCTGATTGTACGTTGAGTGCAGATGAGCTCACAGAGGCCATGGCAAGTTTGTCAGATAAAGAAGCAGAGACGTTAGGGCTTACCGAAGACCAGATAAAGACACTTCGAGATCTTGCAACACAGGCGGAAAAGACAGGTACTCCGATTAGCGAGCTGATAGCGAGTCTGAACAAACCAAGTGGCAAAGAACTTATCATAGAGTCTTTCCAGAATGCAGTAAAAGGAGCAACCCAGGTTGCCAAAGCATTCAAACAGGCATACTCAGAGATGTTCACAACATCGGATAAGTCCGGAGAAAGTACGTTATATCATATTACGGAAACTGTCAATAAGTTCTCACAGCATCTTGTTATGAGCGATGAAAAGGCAGACAAACTCCGGAGAACTCTCAAGGGGCTATTCGCTTTAATCAGCATGATCAGCAACATTGTTGGCGGAGGATTAAAAATAAGCCTTAAAGCGATAAATGTTCTGCTCAAGTATTTTAATCTGGATCTCTTGACAGTAACTGCATACATAGGAGACTTCCTTGTAAAACTTCGGGATGCCACCGACTTCAGTAAATTGTTCGGTAAGGTACTGGATAAAGTTTCACCGTATCTTAGAAAATTTTCAGACGGTTTCAAAGATTGGATACAGGGGCTTAAAGATGCCGACAACATACCGAAGTACATATTGGAGGGGCTTGTAAACGGTCTCAAGAATGGTGGAAAAGAAGTAGTCAGTACAATAATCCAGATAGGAAAAGATATGCTGGCGGGAATTAAATCTGTGCTCGGTATACATTCTCCATCGGTAGAGTTTTACAAAATCGGCGATTTCTCCATGACCGGATGGTTCAATGGAATTCAAAATGGAATATCCAAGCTACTGGAACTTATCAAGAGCATAGGCAGTAGTATTCTTGACACGCTCAAGGGGATTGACTTCGGAAAAGTTTTGGCTGTCGGTCTCGGCGTTGGATTACTCTATGTAACCAATAATGTAACGAAGGCGGTTACATCATTCAGCAAAGCAGTAGAAGCAATCGCAGCACCTGCTAAAGGTTTTGGCAAATTACTCGAAAGTGTAGGAGGGTTCTTTACAGAACTTGGAACTAACATAAAAAAATATCTTCGTGTAAAAGAGATAAAAGTCATAGCATCATCAGTACTGGAACTCGCATTGGCAGTAGCAGTACTTTCAGGCGCCTTATGGGTAGTTTCAAAAGTCCCTGAAGATAGATTGTGGGCATCGATAGGTGCAATTGCCACATTATCTGGAATTGTAGCAGGACTAGCAGCAGCCATAACAGCACTTGGTAAAATCGGTGGCGGTGCCAAGGGTGCTCTAACAGTTGTTGGTGTGTGTGCAGCATTGTTATTAGTAACTATAGCACTGAAAAAATTACAGGATCTTGACCCAGAGAAGATGGGACCTATTGTTGATGCGCTTGGCGGCTTACTTATAAAACTTGGTATAGTTTGCGGAGCGTTGATGATTGTATCGAATCTTTCAAAAGGTACTGATAAAGCAGGCAGTCTTTTGTTAAAGATGTCCGCATCATTGTTAATAATAGCAAAAGCTATAGAGGCGCTGGCCAAGCTTACCCCAGAGGGAGTCCTTCAGGGGGTAATAGTGATAGAACTCATGCAGGGGTTCTTCATAAAGATGGTGGCAGTCTCATACTTTGCAGGAGAGCATGCCGATAAGGCGGGAAAAATGCTTATCAAGATGAGCGTGGCAATGGCTATCATGGTAGGCGTCGTAAAACTTGCGTCTAAACTTGATGGTGATGAAGTGCTTAGCGGAATAGCAGTAATAGGGCTGATTACACTTTTGTTTGAGGCCATAATCATAGTTTCACAAACAGCAGGTGAATACGGTTCCAAGGCAGGGGCTATGTTACTTGGTATGAGTATTGCCATTGGAGTCCTTGTTGGAGTAATAAAATTGATAAGTTATCTTGATGGATCAGAAGTTAAACGAGGACTCAAGATAATCGGCGTTATAGAAGTAATGTTTGCAGCAATTATAGCAGTATCAAAATTTGCAGGTGAGAATGCAGCAAAAGCAGGAGCTATGTTGCTCATGATGTCTGGCGCGTTACTTATCATAACCGGCGTAATATTTATACTTACTCAGATAGATCCGGATGCGTTACCAAGAGCAACTCTGGTTGTTTCTATATTAGAGACGTTATTTGGGGGACTCATATATGTGTCACAATACGCTGAGAAGGTGAAAAAGGGCACTATCATATCCATGACAGTGGCTATCGGTGTATTGGTGGCAGCTGTAGTCGGACTTACATTCCTGGATTCGAGTAAGTTAGCAGTGGCAACATCATGCATTTCTGCACTTATGATATCGTTCGGCGCAATGATGGCACTTACAAAATTTAGCAAGAATACTAAACAGATGCGTGGAACAATGGTACAGATGTTGGGCGTTGTGGTGGTTCTCGGTGGGGTAATAGCGGCAATGTCTATGCTAAATACAGATAATGCTATTCAGAGTTCAGCAGCATTATCGTTATTGCTTTTATCGTTTGCCTCAGCATTTGCAATTATGGGTAGGTCAGGACGAATATCCAAGACAGTCACAGACAATCTATATACCATGACTGGTGTTGTTGGAGTATTAGCACTTATATTGGGTGCCATGAATGCACTACATGTAGAGGCGTCAATACCGAATGCGATTGCCTTGGGTGTATTGATAAACGCTATGGCATCTGCAATGTTAATACTTAGTGTGGTGAAAAAAGCTCCAACTACCGCTGTAGGCGCTATGGCCTTGATGGGACTGGTGGTAGGCGAGCTGGGAGTCATACTTGGGTTACTGAATAAATATGATCTGAATGCGTCAATAGGTACAGCAACCGCGCTATCTATATTACTCGTGGCAATGTCAGTGGCTATGATACCTTTGGCTCTCATTGGAACAGGTGCACTTGCAGCAATAGTAGGTGTTACGGCCATGATTGCAGTTGTTACCGAGATAGGTTTATTTATAGCAGCACTTGGCGCATTAGTAACTGAGTTTCCAGAGTTACAGAATTTCCTGGACAAGGGGATACCGTTATTGTCAGCGATAGGTGAGGGAATTGGTGAATTCTTTGGTAGTATCGTGAGTGGTTTTGTATCCAGCGTTGCGGATGCATTGCCAGATATAGGTACGAAGTTATCTGAATTTGCAATAAACATCTCGCCTTTTATCACTACCATGACATTGGTTGATAAGACAGCCATGGAAGGTGCTAAGGCACTGGCAGAGACGCTTCTGTTGCTCACAGCAGCCAGTTTGTTGGATAGTCTTACAAAGTTCCTTGGTGGAGGAGTTGACTACGATCAGCTTGCCATAGATTTAGCTGCTTATGGCAAGGCCGTAGTAGCATTCTCAAACGCGACAAAAGGTAAGGTAGACGGTGATTCAGTGACCGTCGCAGCAAATGCTGGAAAAGTGCTGGCGGAACTCCAGAAGTCTATACCGCGTTCTGGTGGATGGGCACAGAAGATCATGGGTGAAAAGGACATGAGTGCATTCTCTGATGGTATCACAGCTTTTGGGGATGCTATAGTCGCATTCTCAAACACCGTAGTTCAAAATGGTGGAATAGACAAAGATGCCGTAGACAATGCTGCAAAGTGTGGCGAAATCATGGCTGCATTGAACGATAAGATCCCGGCGCAAGATGGAGTATGGCAGTGCTTTACTGGTGAGAAAAAACTCAGTACATTTGGCGCCAATCTCAAGGACTTCGGCGGTGCTCTTGTTGAGTTCAGCAACATAGTAGCGGGCAAGACTGATAAGGGGTCGCTGGATCCAGATGCGATTAACAAAGCAAAAGATATGGGCGAGTTGATGGTGACATTGAATGAAGCTGTTCCAACGACTGGTGGTATTATAGCATACTTCAAAGGTGATAACAGCTTAGGTTCATTTGGCGAAAACATTGTAGCATTTGGTGATGCGTTGGTTGATTTCTCTAATAGTGTAAGCGGAAAAATCAGTGACGATGCAGTAAATGCCGCTGACAATGCTGGACAGATGATGGTAAATCTTCAGAAACAGATTTCTGGATTGAATGACGATTCATTTGATTGTCTTGATTCTCTTGGAAGTGCTCTCGAAACATGGGGTTCACATCTTAACAATTATTCAGCTAATATTTCAGGTGTAGATACTGACCAGCTAGGAACAGTGACAGATGAAATAAGTACTCTATATTCCTTCGTAGAAAAGATGACAACATTTGACGCGGATGGACTTTCTCAGTTCACAGCAAGTCTCAATGATATAGGTACGATCAGTCTGGATAACTTTGTGAACGCTTTCGGTGATGCAGGAGATAAGGCTTCCTCTGTCATAACCACATTTATTGACAATATGATAAACAAAGTAAATGGCAGAAAGCAGAAGTGGGAGAATGCTGGTAGTTCAGCGATGATCGTGTTCAAGAAAGGAATCAGTAATAAATCTGGGGAAGTAGCATCAGCAGCAGGAACAGTTGCAGACGACGGAGCAGATGCAATGTCGGAGTATAACAACCGATACTACAATATCGGTGTGAATCTTGTAGAAGGATTTGCCAGAGGTATACGAGACAGAGCATACAAAGCCACCAATGCTGCAAGGCAGATGGCTAAGAATACAGAGACTATTACCAAGAAAGTATTGGATGAGCATTCACCATCTAAGGTATTCCTGCGTATAGGTAGATATCTTGCAGAAGGTCTTGCCATAGGTGTTGCTCGTGGAAGTAGCAAGGTATATGCGTCAGTAAGCGATCTGTCCAATACTGTCGTAGGCAAGGCTGGCACAGTAATGTCGATGATATCGGATGCGCTGAACCTCGATTTT